TATCCTTTTGTCGTAATTTGGGTGTTCATATTCGTAACTAAAACCTTTTTTGCCTTCCTCGTTTTCACAAAAATACTCGTCAATCGAATAATAATCTTTATAAGATATTTCAAAATTAATAACATTGATATTACTATCTTGATGAGCAGTAATTATTTTTTTGTCATCTTTCAAAAAACAACAATGATAGAAACCACCACCACTACTAAAGACATCAGAAAATTGAAATGCACTCTTAGAAAATTTATTTTTCAAGTGTTTCAGTATTTTGTTTTTGAGCTTAGTTCTGCTTTTCATAAGTCCTCCTCTATTGGTTTAATTTTTGTACTTTACGATATTCTGTTAAAATATAACCCAATTTTTCTAAGTCTTTTTCAATAAACACTTTGCACATAGACCATTCAGAATTACACCTACAAGCGTTGAATGAATCATCTACTTCTTTTTGTAGTTTTTCTTGTTTTCTCATAACTCCTCCTCATCTTCTGCGCTTTCTTCTTTTCTATTTTTAAAAGATATTGCAACAAAGTCTTCTCCCTGAACAATGTCCAGATCATCTGCGGCTAAATCTTTTAGCATCTCTATTAAGTTCATCTTTATACCTCGTTTAAACATTTATTTGCTAAGTAATTTAGCTAAGATAAATAGGTTTCCAAAGTGTCTGCATACTGACCAATGGAATTAATTTGTATGCTATTACCCATCTATCTCGTACTTATAAGAATATCAAACTTTATACTTATATGCAAATAAATCCAAGGGATCTATCTACTTAAAAGTTTTTGATGTTCTTGTTGACAATCATATCTAAGTCATGAGAGAATGGTTGATAGATTTGGAAATCAAGCAGATTAAAGAATTTATACAAAAAATGTTTAAACACTACATACAAGAGTTGTTTAAACACCTCAAAACAAAAAAACCAAGTAAAAGAAGCACAAAGGCGGGAACCAGGAACCAGGAACCAGGAACCAGGCATCCAGGCATCCAGGCGTTTGATCTGGTTTTTTATGGCGGCTAATCAATTTTGCTAGGTAATTTTGCTAAATAATTGTGCGTTTCAACGCATTTAACCTCAAAAAACGCATATTTTCTCTTAAAAAATCATTTATTATAATAATATAAATTTTGATGTATTAGTTTGTTTAAACATGTATAATTTTAATTATAGAAATTAATCTATATATAACAAGAGGTATAAATAATGAAATTAATTACAGAAAATAGGGAATCATATCACTATAAATTTTTTGAATGGACTTATCCTATAATGGAAAAAATCAATTCAGAAAATAAGCTAGATTATGATATGAATTATATAAAAAACAATGTTCGCATTTCTACATCATGGGCGAGGGGTACTCGTTCGGCAAATGTAATGGGAACGACTACAGTGGCTAGAGTTAGCGCTAAAAATTATACAGAAATAACTATCAGTCCTAACTATAATTCTAATAAAGATTATTTTGGAACGATGATACATGAATTCGTTCATGCGATTTGTTTCACTAAAAACCATGTAGGTCATCAAAAGGGAACATTCGGAAAACTTGCGAGATTGTTTTTTTTAGAAGGTAAGCTTACTCAATGTGGATATTCTCAAGAATTATGGGATCTATTTACTATTGATGAATTTATCAAAATCAATGGTTCATATGAAGATTATCATGCCAAAATGATAACTCATTATAAGACAAATAAAGAGGGAAATATCATTGATGAAGATGGTAACGAGATATTAGATGATAATGGGAAACCAATCAAGCCTAAATCAAGCGCAAAACCTAAACAGTCTACAAGGCTATTAAAAGCAGAATGTAAGGAACATGGGTATAGTGTTAGATTATCAAAAAAATGTGTTTTGATAGGTTTGCCACTTTGTCCAATATGCAAAAATAATATGACTTTAGAGGTGAAATAATGAAGATATTAAACAAACAATTACTAACTAGAATTAAAAAATTTTTAGAGTTAGAAATTCAAAAAAATAAACCATTCACTAGTTATTATGATATTTATAAATATCATACGGATATTAAAACATTAGTGCATATTAATTTTAAACTACAACAAAAGAGGTATAAATAATGGGATATACAAACTATTGGAAACAAAAAAAATCTTTTAATGATTCTGAATGGAATGATATAAAAGATGAATATGATTATATCAAAGATGTATGCGAGTCTATTATAATAGATGAATCTAAAAAAGATGATGAAATTATATTTAATGGTATAGGTGAAATGGGACATGAAACATTTGTTTTATTTAAAGGGGCTATGAGTCGTAATGGTGATGGGTTTGGGTTTTGCAAAACAGCGCATAAACCTTATGATATAGCCGTTTGGCATTTGCTCACATTCTGCCAAAAACATGGACTTAAAATATCTAGAGATAGATAAATAAAACCCATAAATTAACCCTTATTAATATTGCATTGATAAGGGTTTTTTTTGTCTTATACCGAGATCAATTTTATTTCAAAACTAACTCATTTTATTAAGATATTTAGCTAAGATATTTTATTAAGAAATTTTATATATCTTCATTTTTCCCATAGGTAAGCATAAGCAAGGGTATCAGAAAAAGCTAAATTCGAGCTATTAGAGGGCGCTTTTTTCTTAAATTGTCCATAAATAGCCAATAATCAGTTAAACACAAAAAAGGCTCAATTAAGAGCCTTTTAAGTCTATAGGAAAGAAAGCTATTTAATCATCTGATTCTATTGTGTTCCATTTTCTCGCATCATCTAAATGCAATTCTATCTCATATGATTTCTTAGTGATTGGACTAGTATATATTTCATAAGTTAATGAATCGCTATCTTCAAACTCTAAGTCTAACTCAGCAATTGTATAACCATCAATTTTACCATTCTTTAATTTACTCATTTGCGCCCTTCCCTTTTAATAAATCACATTCTTCAAGTAATTTAACTATTAACTGTGGGAAGGTAGTATCTTCAAATTGACCTCCATCGTATTCTTCACCATCAATGAAATGAGTATAATCAATAGAATAACCATCACTACATTCATTCATAATGATATCGTTTTGCTCACCATTTAAATCAATAAAACTATAATGCGAATCTGCCGCATCGCAATCTTCTTGTATTTCTGGATAAATTTTGTGTTTTGTTTTCTTCATTATTTGTACCTTTGTTATTTGTTTAAACTATCTTAACGATCTGGTAGCCCGATCGTAAAGCTATTTATTGTAATAATGCCAAATTAATTCATCCGGAAGACTTTAGATTGCCGGAAAGGGCTTAAATGCTAGGTTATTGTATAGAGTCTATATAGACAATTTAAGGGCTTATTAAGGTTTGATTTTATTATATATCTACAATAAAGAATCAAAGGCTCAATAATAAGAGAATCGCCAAAGAATCTTTTATACCATCTCATGTAGACAGAAAGACTAATAATATATTAATGATTATTTTAATTATAAATATATATAGAGTTTAAGATTCTTAATCTAGCTATGAAAAATAATAGCATCTGTTATCTAATGCGCCCTTCATAATATTTTTAATAATATCTTTTTATCTTCTTATATTGTCCTTATAAATTCTATTAATAAAAAATAAATTATATAAATTGTTTAAACATCATGAAAAATAAAAGAATTACGGCAACCCTTAACCCCCTTTATGTGGACACTTATATATATATATATTGATATACGCTATGGAGGGAAATATAGACCTATAAGCAAACGCTTATATACTAGATGTTGTGCTGGGTGGATTGTTTAAACACAATATGTTGCATTGATTAAAAAAAAATTATACCCTTAGAGGTGGAGTACTATGTCTACAGAAAGAATACAAACGATCCTAGGTGAGCTTAATAAGCGACAAGAGGAGAATAGATTAAATTACTACCAACCTTATGCTTTTCAGAAAAGGTTTCATGAATCTGGATTAGATTCTAACCAAAGACTACTGATGGCAGCCAACCGAGTGGGTAAGTCCTATGTAGGTGCGATGGAAATGTCAGCTCATTTAACTGGATTGTACCCAGATTGGTGGAAAGGCAAAAGATTTGACAAGCCTATTAGGGCATGGGTCTGTGGTGCAAGTAATGAAACCACACGAGATATCTGTCAAAAAGAATTATTCGGGCAACCAGACAACCCCAGAGATAAAGGAAAGGGATCTATCCCTAAACATCTCATTGGCGAAACCACAAGAAAACCAGGTGTGCCTAACGCACATTCTTCGGTTCTTGTAAAACACAGCACAGGTGGGTGGTCTAGAGTTGCCTTTAAGGCTTACGAACAAGGGGCAGAAAAATTTATGGGGGAGAGTTTAGATCTGGTATGGCTAGATGAAGAACCCCCTCAAAACATATATTCACAGTGTATTACTCGTACTCTTGACAGATTAGGACAAGTTTACATGACTTTTACTCCGGAATCAGGTATGACTGAGGTAGTACAGAGTTTTACTTCCGATCTAAGACCAGGGCAATCCCTATTAACAGCAGGTTGGGAAGATGCAGAACACCTAACCGAGCAAATGAAAGAACAGATTTTACAAGCCTTACCCCCACACGAAAGGGAGATGAGGTCTAAAGGCATACCGATGATAGGATCAGGGTTGGTGTTTCCACTCATGGAAGACACTTTAGCTATTGAGCCTTTTAAGATACCTAATCATTATGCAAAGATTGCAGCAATAGATTTTGGCTACGATCACCCTACGGCCGTTGTATGGTTAGCCTGGGATAGAGATGAAGATATTGTTTATGTTTACGATTGTTATCGAATGGCTAAACAGATACCGAGTTATCATGCTTCGTTTATAAATGAAAGAGAAGGTTCTGATTGGATTCCTATAGTATGGCCACACGATGGCTACCAACATGATAAAGGATCTGGTATTACCCTAGCCGAGCAATATCGTGATAACTATGTCAATATGTTGCCGTTTCACTTTGAAAATCCCCCAGCGATCGGGCAGAAAAAGGGTGGAAACAGTGTAGAAACAGGACTTATGGAGATGTTAGACCGAATGGAGTCAGGTAGATTTAAAGTATTTAATACCCTTTATGACTGGTTTGAGGAGTATCGTATGTATCATCGTAAAGATGGAAAACTGGTTAAACTTAAAGATGACTTAATGTCGGCTACAAGATATGCAGCATTGAGTCTTAGACATTCAACAACTAAAAACTCACGATGGGATAGCAAGGGTAGATTAGGCCCTGATGTCGCAGTCGTATAACAGGAGAAAACATTATGTCAGTACCAGCAGTAATCGCAAGATTAATTGGAAGCAAAAAATTTAGAAATGCAATAGCAGGTGGAGCAGCAGCAGTAGGAACTTACTTTGCAACTAAAAAAGCAGCACCTAAAGCTAAAGCTAAACCAGCAGTCAAAAGATCTATGCGTTTTAACAAACAAGTATCTTCTACTACTGAAAAGAAAGCTACAGGCGCAATGGGAGCTTACCAAAAAAGAATGGCAGCAGGTCAAAGAAAATCTGCCAATCAAAGAAAATCTAGGAAATAATGGCAATACCATTATTAGGTTTAATGACTATAGCGGCACTTAGAAAATTAGGAACTAAGGCCGCTTTAGGTGAAATTAAAAAAAGAGGTAAAACAAATCCTCTTGGAACTGGGATTAGAACTGTAAAAGAAAAAAAACCAAGCCTTATTCCTAGGAAAAACAAAGACTTAGGCGAACAATCATTTTTTAAAGATAAGATGGCAATAAGAAGGGCTAATGTTGCTAACGATAAAGCTAGAAAAACAGCAGCGCAAAGACTTAAAGATAAATTTAATAAGGATAAATAATGGCTAAAAAGATGACTAAAGATGAATTAGCTTCACAACTGAGTGGCGAAATAGAGTCTGCTTCAGGAAACTTCAATACAGAACTATCTGCTCAAAGAGAGCAGTCTATGAAGTATTATCTTGGAGAACCTTTTGGTAATGAGATAGAAGGTAGATCAGAAATCGTTACAACTGATGTACGAGATACCATTGAATACATTATGCCTAGCCTTATGCGTATCTTTACAACGCATAACAATGTAGCTGAATTTGAGCCACAAGGCCCTGAAGATGTAGAGATGGCGCAACAAGCTACTGACTATGTTAATTATGTCTTTAACAAACAAAACAATGGATTTAAAATCTTATACGATGTATTTAAAGATGCCCTTATAAGCAAGACTGGAATCGTTAAACATTTCTGGGAAGAAAAAGAAGAAATTTCAACCGAGAATTACGAGAACTTAACTGAGATGGAGTACCAATCTATCCTTGCTAATGATGATCTGGAAGTAATAGAGCATACAGAAGTAATTGTTATGAAACAGCAGGTTGATGATTATGGCAATTTAGTTAGCCCAAAGGTTGTAGAACACGATGTTAAAGTAAAAAAAACTAAAAAAGATGGTCAAGTTAGAGTTTTATCCGTTCCACCAGAAGAATTTTTAGTATCAAGAAGGGCTACTTCTATTGAAGATGCTAGTTTTGTATGTCATAGGGTTAAAAAATCTGTTAGTGATTTAATTTTAGAAGGATATTCTAAAAGTATTGTAGATGATTTACCTACCTATACCCATAATAACGCAGAGTGGAACGAAGAAAGACAAGCTAGATTTAGCTATGATGAAGATTCTGTTCCAGCAGATGAGGGTAAAGGCCCTTCAAGAAAAGTTTGGTTAGAAGAATGTTATATACACATTGATTATGATGGTGATGGTATAGCAGAACTAAGAAAGATTACAAAAAGTGGAGATGTTATTTTAGATAACGAAGAAATAGACTCTATTCCTTTTTCAACTATCTGCCCACTACCGATACCCCATAAGTTTCATGGCATGAGTATTGCTGACACAGTAGAAGATATACAGCTTATTAAATCTACTATTATGAGAAATCTTCTTGATAATATGTATTTAACTAACAATGCGAGATACGCTGTTCTTGCCGGTCAAGTAGAATTAGATGACTTATTGTCCTCTAAACCAGGTGGAATTGTTAGAATGAGAGCGCCAGGAGCTGTTACAGCTTTACCTACACCACAAATACAACCTTATGCGTTCCAAATGGTTCAATACCTAGATGGTATTAGAGAAGAAAGATCAGGTGTATCTAAAATGACACAAGGATTAAACCCAGATGTATTAACATCTCATGTTACTTCAGGAGCAATATCAGCAGCAACCGAATCTTCTATGCAAAGAATTGAGCTTATTGCTCGTATGTTTGCTGAAACAGGCATTAAAGATTTGTTTAGAAACATATATGCTTTAGTACAAAGATATGAAGATAGAAAAAAAATAGCTTATCTTAACGGAAGGTTTGTTCCAATAGATGTTTCTAAGTGGAAAGAGAAGTTAAATTGCACAGTTAATGTTGGGGTTGGATCAGGTAGCCAAACAGCTAAGACTCAAACAATGGGTTCTATTATGCAGATAATACAAGGCTTAATCCAAAATGGTGGAATGGGATCATTGGTTACACCTCAAAACATATACAATGCAGTAAGCGAATTTATAACGCAGTCAGGATATAAAAATGCAGATCAATTTATATCTAACCCTCAAATGATGCCGCCTAAACCACCACCTGAACCTACGCTAGAAGAAAAGGTTGAGCAAAGAAAAGCACAAGTAGAACTTCAAAAACTACAACTACAAGCTCAAGAATTAGAAATTGAAACTCAACTTAAATCACAAGAGTTAAAACTTAAACAAGAAGAAGCTGCAATTAACCTTGCTCTTAAACAACAAGAGTTAATGATTAAGAAATCTCAACTTGAGTTAAACGAACAAGAACTTGCATTAGAAGCTGTGCAAAATAGACCTATAGGTATAGGGCCAAGCTAATGGGATATCCTACACATTCAGGTTACGGAAGAATTGAAAGAAATAAATTAATTTCTAAAAAAATTAAAGTTTTAAAAAAAGAAGGTAAGCCACAAAAACAATCTGTAGCAATAGCTGTAGATACTTACCCTAAAAGAAAAAAGTTGCCACTAGCATGAAAGGTAATAACGAATTAAATCTTGAAATAGAATTAATTAAAAAAGATATAAGTGATATAAAAAACAATCACTTAGCTCATATAGAAACGGATATGAAAGATGTAAAGATAGAAGTCTTTAGATTTAAGTATGCGATCTGGGGAGCTTTATTTATATTTATTTTAATGACAGACAAGTTTACAGAACTATTGAGGTTATTATGAAAAAGAAAAAGAAGCCAGTTAAAAAATATCCAGGTTATTAAAACATGTTAACTAAAAAACAAAAGGAAACTCTTACAAAACATAAAGTTCATCATACTGCTAAACACATGGCAGAAATGAGAAGACTTATGAACAAGGGTAAAACCTTTACACAATCGCATAGATTAGCAATGAAGAAGGTAGGCAAATGAGCTTATACGCAAACATAAATAAAAGGAAGAAGGCAGGAACAAGTAGAAGTAAAAAGAAATCTACTATAACTAAAAAAGCATATGCAAATATGAAAGCTGGTTTTCCTAAAAACAAAAAGAAGAAGAAGGGATAAATTGTCTAAATTTGATATAAAATCAGAATTAACAAAAACAGAATTACAACAACTAATGTTAAAACATCGACTTTCAATAAACGAGGTATGCTTGAAAACATCTATTTCTAGGAATGATGTTCAAGGTTATCTTAATGGGAGAAAAACTATAACCACAGACTTTGTGGATAGAATCAACCAAATAGGAGAAGACAATGGTAGACAAAGATAATCAAATTAAAGAAGG